AACATTTTACGCAGACGTTTTCAATTTCATTTGAAAAGATACGATGACGATGTTATTTATAAGTATTCGCAAAATACAAGATTTAACATTTTGTTTGGATTATTATCAAGCGAAGAGAGAATGAGGTTTTCAGAATATATATTCAAAGAATTATACCAATGGATTATTCAATAATCGGCATTTGAGAAGATCTGTTTCGTAGGTAGAATGCCGGAAAACGCATTAGGCGGGGTCCTCCAGCAGAGAATATACAATGCAAATGCCATCCTATGGGGTTTTAACCCATACGTCTGGACATTAAAGAATCTACATTATTTTCTACGTTTTGTATTCTTTTTCAACATTTTTTTCTTTTTGGTTTTGCCTCCGATTCTTAGCGTATTATGGTTTTTTCGCTTATTCTTCTTACTTCCCTTCTTACTTCCTTTCTTACTTTCAATCAATGGAAGTGTTCCACGTCTTAACCGTCTTGTTGCACGGGGTGTTATGTACTGAACTTCTGGTGTATATATAACGGAACAAGAAAAGTCAAATATTATAATTGTTTTTACATCATTTTCATATTTTAAAAAATCGACTATTTCTTCTAATGTTATTGAACTTTCGTTTGATTCTTCAGTTGGAGGGCTTAAACGCGTCATCAAATCCATTCCTATAAGTTCAGGTTTACTGCTACCAATAACTTTAATCACCCAGTTATTCCCTTCTGCTGCCAAATCGTCCCTTGTGTAAAATTTATCTGCCACAGGTTCACTATCACTAAATGTATTAAAATTGAAAGATTTATCAAAATGTGTTATGTAACTTTTATAATCTCCTAATAATGAAGTATCATTTTCACTAATATTGCCTTTTATTTGTTTTTGTTTTAATTTTTTAATTTCACTTTTTGTTTCATGTAGTGCACTCGTATCATGTTTTACAATTGAACCCAAAATCTCATTTATAGTTTGATCCTGTTTTTCATCATTGTCATTTATTAAACCATCCAAAGAGTTACTAATCATTTTAGCAAACCTATCAGTATCGGTATCGGAGAGAAGATTACATACTCCAGGTGTACTAACTAATACTCTTTTTAAAGTTATACCAGATGGTAGATTAAAATAATTTACATTTTGTTGATATTCTTCTGCAGTTAATCCGCCATGTGTTGTTATTAACAATACTACAGTTTCCCCCATATGAGAATCCGGCGAAGAACCCGATTCTAAACTTCTTGGCGTTTCATTTGCTATTTTAGAAGTCATTATAATATAATAATAGTTTTATTTACAAAATTGGTGTTTGGGACAATACCGGAGAGAGGATGTAACGAAGTCATAACGAAGTCATAACGAAGTGAAGGAACGTAGGAATTGTCCCAAACGACCGTAGGGTGTTTCTTAGGCAGAATGAAATGTACAAACCTGCACACCTACACGTATTCTAAAATAGAATACACTAAAAATACATATAAAGAATAATCCTACATATAATATATACGCACGCGTAGCTCAGTCGGTTAGAGCGTCGGTCTTATGTACCGGAGGTCGTGGGTTCAACCCCCACCGGGTGCATTTATTATCGTCTTATTTGTATGACGATAATGTCCATATGTGAAACATAACCGCTGTATTCCCTAAGGGAGTCCAGACGATAAATACTTTTCTTTGACATATTCCCATTCGAATTTTCCAAGAATTTTATATTTTGCAAGACAAGCGTCCGAAACCGGGACACCAAAATAGGTTATTCGGTTTTCAACAATATTTGCTGAGGTACATAAAGGATTTATATCAGTAAATTCGCCCCAATAGTAAACGCACGATTTATTTTCTTCTAGCGGGCAAACTAGGAAGCAATAATGTATCTTGTCGATATCGTGTCCCATTTCCGTAAGATATTCCAGTGCTTTTTTATATTTTCGCGTTAATATGCTTCCACCGGAAAGAATATTGTAACATGGGTTTAATTTTCCATTTGCTCCATAACGATTTCTCGCTTTTGCTGAGAAGACATATATTTCGCCGTTTTTTCTTGCAATTATATCAAATATAGGAAAGTTTGGTTTGATATTATTTAGATTTTGAATATCGGTAAATTCACAAGGAGGCATATCTTCTCAGATTTCACCTAACATTTTCTTTGATACAGTTTGAAGTGGGACAATTCCGGAGAGAGGAACGAACGTAGGAATTGGATGATTATCCGGAGAAACGCCGTAGGCGTTTTGTAGGAATAATGTCGTCATTTTTTATGCAGATTTTGGGTATGTGTTTATTCTTCTTTTGTGTATAAAATAAATCAATTTTTATTACACCGTTTGTGACAATTCATTAGAGAGGAACGTAGGAATTGGACGATGATGCCGGATAAATGCCGACTGTGTTTTGTAGGCATAATGTCTTCAATAAATTACGGATGGTATAGTATAGTCGATTCTTTACATATGGCAGAATTATTGCATTATTTAGATAAAATGGAATATCGTCCGACGCCTAAAACGAAACATAAGGTTCTGCTAAAACGGCGTCCGGAACCAGAAGAAACAACTACCGCAGAAGATACTTCTAAATTGGCAATTGACATACTCGATAAACGCAGCGAAAGTGGATTTAAACGACTTCTAATAAAAGACTTTGAACGTATTATTGGTACGGTTCAAGAAAAGAAAGACCGGAAAGAAGGTGAACCGAGACGACCGGATGTAGGTATCTATATTGAACCATTCCAAGACGTGGTCGACGAACTCGAATTGCCACATACCTCTTCTCAAAAACCGGACGTAGAATCGAAAGAGGAACCCGAGAAAATCGAAGAAAATGAACCAGTAACTCCAGCAGAATTATCGAAACTCTTGGATGAGAGGATGGAAGAATTGGAAGAGGAAGAACCAAAGACGCCGGAAGACGTATCAAAACAGTTAGACGAGAGGATGAAAGAGTTGGAAGAGGAAGAATCCGAGGGAGAAGAAGAACCGGTTACTAAGAAATCCAAACCAGTGGAAGCACCGAAGAAACGTCAACGGAAAGGCGAAAAGGAAAAAGAGAAGGAAAAAGAAGACCTGACTATGCCGAAGATGCAGATTAATTCGTCTACAAAAATAGACGGCGAACCAGTGTTAGACCGTATTCCTAAACAACCGAGTCTCGATAAACTCGTTGTTCGCGCCCCTTCTTACTATATGGCAAACCGTAAATTGTATCTGCAACATATTTCCAAATTGTTTATGAAGTTTAGCAAAGAATTATTGGATGATAAGACGCCAGTATCTTGCGACAGACAAGGAACGACCAAAGATATGGACCTTCTCATTCACCAACGCATTGTACGAGAATACTTAAATATATATAGTCCTTACCGCGGTCTTCTCTTGTATCACGGATTGGGGTCTGGTAAAACATGTACTTCGATTGCCATTGCAGAAGCGGCAAAAACACATAAACGCGTTTTCGTAATGACACCTGCTTCGTTGAAAATGAATTTTTTCAGTGAATTGAAGAAGTGCGGCGATTCTCTTTACCGAAAGAATCAACACTGGGATTTCATTTCCGTGGAAGGTCGCCCAGAATACGTCTCGATCCTCTCGCAAATACTGTCGATAAAACCGGAATCCATTATGAAGAATGGGGGTGCGTGGTTAGTCGATATCCGTAAAGTCGAATCGAATTATGCTGATTTATCGCCGGAAAATCAGAAATCGCTCGACGAACAGTTGAACGAAATGATTCGCGCGAAATACGTCGATATCAATTACAACGGTCTAACCAAGGCAAGGTTCGATACAATTGTCAAAGAATATGGCAAAAATAATCCGTCGAAAAATCCATTCGACCATAGCGTCGTATTAGTAGACGAAGCACACAATCTGGTGAGTCGAATCGTGAATAACATCGCCAACAAAGACAGCATTTCCGCGAAATTATATGAATATTTGCAGTCAGCACAAGATGTCCGAATCGTATTTATGTCTGGTACGCCAATCATTAACTATCCGAATGAAATGGGTGTCCTGTTCAATATGTTGAGAGGATACATCAAGACATGGAAATTCACTATCCCTACTACTGCTGGTGCAAAACTATCAACCGACAAGATACTGAAGATGTTTCATAAAGAAGATTTCAAAACGTTTGACTATATTGATTATTCGAATGACGTACTCAGTATTACACGCAACCCTTTCGGGTTTATCAATGTCGATTCTTCTACCAAAAAAGTCACAAGCGAGAAACCAGTTCTTCCTAAAACGACAATTACCGGCGGGGTTAAATTATCTGGGACAATACCGGAAGATTCGGATGATGATGACGACGACGAATCAATCGAAGAAATAGTTGAGAATAAGAAGACCCCCAACGCGAAAAGAGTCACACCTAAACGAAAATCGCATAAACATTCCTCTTCTCGAAAAACCGCCAAAAAGACTCTGCCATCGGATGAAGATGAATATATGGTTGAGACTGCGCCGTATAAATTGAACAAAGGTGCGATTGAACTACCGGAAGATAAACCAGTGGATTTATCGGATGATATCAAGGCACAGATTGAACGAGAAATACATCAAACACGTAATGCGGTGGGAGAGGACGAATATCATTCGGGCGGGTCTGGGATGGAAGTATATTGGGGCGGTGCAATTGTGGTGGATGATAACTATTCGGGTGTTCGTCTGGATGAACAAGGCAATTTAAGCGATACGGCATTTGAGAATCGCATCAAAGAGATACTGACGAAGAATGATATTGCGTTTTCGCCGAAAATAGAGGTAGAATCGTATAAATCTTTGCCGGATAAGAAGAAGGATTTCTTCGATATGTTTATTGATATTGATACGTTGAAAGTTCAACGACCAGATGTGCTTAAGAAACGTATCCTCGGTCTGACGTCTTATTTCCGTAGTGCACAAGAATCACTGCTTCCTAAATTTATACTATCGGACAATACAATCAATCCGCAATTCCATATTGAATATGTGGAGATGAGCGACCATCAGTTCATCGATTATTCGAAAGAACGTATGACGGAAATAAAACGCGAACCCAAAAAGAAGAAGACGGGGGCGGAAGCGAACAAAGAAGCACTAAAAGTGTCCGGCACATATCGCACATTTACTCGCGCGAAATGCAACTTCTCATTCCCGAATGAAATACCTCGTCCATCACCGCCGGGATTCAACCCAGAAAAGGACGTTGCTGCAAATGTGCTCGACAATATAAACGACGACAACGAATTGGATATGGAAGATGCAAACGAAGACGCCTCATTAAAATCGATTTCCGGTGATTATGAGAAGTCAATTGCAAAGGCGTTAAAAGAGTTGAAAGAGTCGGCGAATATTTACTTGACACCTACTGGACTGAAACAATATAGTCCGAAATTCGCGAAAATACTGGAGAATGTAAAAGACGAACAGAACCGCGGTCTCCATTTGATATACAGTGCTTTCCGTACATTGGAAGGCGTTGGCGTTTTAAAACTCGTATTGGAGGCAAACGGTTTTGCAGAATTTAAATTGAAAAAGACGGGAGCGAATTGGACAATCGCCGAATCAGATAATCCCGAGGACGCGAAGAAACCGAAGTTTGTTCTTTATACCGGAACCGAAACAGCGGAAGAAAAGGAGATTATACGCAATGTTTATAACTCGAACTGGTCTTTCGTTCCTTCTACTATAGCAGATAAATTGCGTGAAACGAGCGAGAATAATTATTATGGAGAGGCGATTAAGATAATCATGATTACATCTTCTGGCGCAGAAGGTATTAATTTGGAGAATACGCGGTTTGTTCATATTGTGGAACCTTATTGGCATATGGTGCGTATTGACCAAGTGGTAGGTAGAGCAAGACGTATTTGCAGTCATAAAAATCTACCGGAAGAATTACGGACGATTAAAGTATTCTTATATATGTCCAAATTCAGCGATAAACAGAGGTTTAGTGGTGAGAATGTCGGAATCATGAACCGTGATACTTCGCGATTGAAAGATGCACCGAAAGGGGCGAAAGTGGGCGAGACGTCGATTACTACGGATGAGACATTGTTTGAGATTGCTGTTATTAAGGACCGCCTTACAAAACAACTTCTCAAATCGGTAAAGGAGAGTTCGGTGGATTGCAGTGTTTATGACAATTCGAAAGAAGGAGTTGTTTGCTATACATATGGATTCTCAAAGACGAATGAGTTTGGGTCATTCCCGAGCTATACAGATGACCGGTATGTTAGAGAAGGCACCGATGTCGAAAAACGCGTTGTCAAGATTGATAAACTGGTCATCGATAAAGTCGCATATGCACATAACACAGAAACCGGCGAGTTATACGATTTCAATGAATATAAAAATAATAAAAATACGAAATTAGTTGGAAATGTGGGGTATAACGCGAAGGGTAAACCAATTCTAATGAAATAATATTGTGGTTTGGGACAATTCCGGAGAGAGGATGTAACGAATTCATAACGAAGTGAAGGAGAAATACCCTACGGCGTTTTTTATGCAGAATGTGTATAAAGTATAATTATAGATTATAATGGAATATATAATTATTTTTTTAATTTTATCTCTTATTTTGGTTATTTTTGTTTTTATTCAAATTCGTAAAAGAATACCGGACGCTACGACCACGCCGCCAGTAACAACACCTGCAAGCGCACCTTCTTCAACTACAAGTGCACCTGCTGCTGCATCTACATCACCTTCTGCATCTACAACACCTGCGGCATCTACATCGTCTGCGGCATCTACATCGTCTGCGGCATCTACATCACCTGCGGCATCTACATCACCTGCGGCATCTACATCACCTGCTGCATCTACATCACCTGCGGCATCTACATCACCTGCGGCATCTACATCACCGGCTCCGTATACATCACCTGCGGCATCTACATCACCTGCTCCGTATACATCACCTGCGGCATCTACATCACCTTCTGCATACACGTCTACCCCTGCAGTAACGCCACGTTCAGTAAAAAATAGAGATGATAAAGATGATAAAGATGATAAAGATGATAACCCAAGATTACAACGCACACAAAAACCAAAAAAAAACAGATCACCATCTGCATACACATCAACACCTCCAACTACAAGTGCACCTGCTCCATACACGTCCACACAATCAGTAACAACCCCATCAGTAACAACCCCATCAGTAACAACCCCTACAGTAACAACCCCTACAGTAACAACCCCTACAGTAACAACAACCGAAGTACAAAGTCAAAATGTGAACTCTAGATCATTGAACCAAAACAAAATAAATAAACCATAAACATCTGGGACAATTCCGGAGAGAGGATATATACCGTAGTGTGTTTCGTTATATAGGATATGCAAAAAATTGAACGACTTTTTATTTCTCTATATATGATGTCAGATTCCCAAACAGACTATTATTTACCCTTTGCATATCATCAAAAATGAGTATTGATTCCGTCACTGCGAATTTATTTAATTTCAGAACTCTACGAGTACATATAGACTATATAAACAACCACGTATCAGACGTAGATATAGCATATCACTATAGCAACAGTCTGCGTATGATACCGACGTACTATGCGCGACTCCAGTACACGACATTATTCGCTATGGAACAACTAGATTTGTTCTTTAGAAGTGTTGGTGTAAACCGCCAAGTGAGGACGGGAGTCACAGGGTCCATAAACGTCGGGATAATATACCTCATATCGACATGTTCGAATATGAATCGTCATATGAGTGATCTATTGTCTTCCCAGGCAATTACTGCATCATCCTATGACGATATTATTCGTGACTTAAATATCATTCTGCATATCGTAGAATGCCCATACGAAGAAGATGGACCCACCGCATATTTTCCGCCTGTCGATACATATCATCAACCTCAAACTCCGCCCACGCCTCCTCCAGTCTACGCACTTGCGACGCCATATGCCCACCGTTATAAGCGTAAATCAAAGGCACTTCCTAAGGCGGAGATAGACAAGGAGATGGCGGACCCATGCAGCATTTGCTTCGAACCTTATACACGCGCTGAATCGGTAAGTACGTGTTGCAACCACCAATTCTGCAAAACCTGTTATGGTTTGCATGAGAAATCGGTTCCAATGGGTAAATTGGTTTCGTGTCCTATGTGCCGCAAGATGAATCCAGTTGTAACAGAATACAGAGCGAGAAAAACGAGGACCGTCAATTCCAAGAAGGTAACAACGATTGACCTCACAGTATAATAACATACTGTATAATGTTTGTTATTATTCATATCTATATTGATTATCTTGATTATCTTTATTATATTTGTATATTATATGCTATTGTAATTTCTAAATAAATTTGTTTTTTATGTATGATAGATACGATAAAAAATATGTTACCGTATGCATACATATATTAGTTCATTAACGATTCGAAAAATAGTCTATGTCTGATTTTCCCTTGTAACACCTCAATGATTGTATATAATCCATTATCTCTTGCCGCGTTTTTTCTGCGTGCATCTGGGTTATGTCCCATCAAATCGTAGTAAAACGCCGGCACGTGAATCGCATTTTTTATATTTTCGCGAAACGTTGTTGGACTGTCGTCTACAATTAATGTGTTTTCTGCGTTATATTCGGGATACACAGCATATATTTCGGTTAGTGGTTTTACGATAGTAATTGGTTCTCCCTCCACGCGCGTTTTCTCGAAATGGAAAGATGCGCCGAGTGGCATATTTGGTTCCAATACGTCTGCTTTGACTCTACTATACCATTCAAGATTACCTGCTGTCCAGATACTTACCCGTTCATAGTGAGCAAATACGAATCGTAAGAATTTGCGTAGTCCTGGGCGCGGAATCGGTTGTATGTCGGTCACGGTTGTATTTTCGGCGAACCGCGTAGAAATAAAACTGCAAAGTGTGTGGTCTACATCGAGGATTATATTCCCATGCGGGACTGCGTTATCAAACTGCTCTCCGTCATCAATACGACTATAGATATCCTCTAATAATCTTGAATGGAGTTCCTCTCGCTCTTGTATGTTGCTGATATCTCTGGTAGTAAAATACATGGTTTCTATTGTGTTATACTTTTTTTTACTTTTTAAATTCATTCAATTTTCATTCTGGGACAATTCCGAAGAGAGGATGTGACGTATTCTACCTAAGAAACACCATACGTTTAACTCTTCAACCAGTCGCAACATACTACGCGGAAAATGAACCATTTATTCACGCGACTCATATGGTGTCCAATTTCATTATTGAACCGTGTGTCGAGTTCATAGTAATTTTTCCGGAGTTCGAATATCTCATCCACTAATTTGCCTCTCAGCGTTTCTTCGGCATAAATCGATTCGATCAACTTTTTATTATCCGAAGACTGGTTCATTTTTAAGACGCTCAATTTATTGAGACACGATTTTAACTTATTCAATAGAGTCACCTCTCGCAATTGCATTCGTTTTATCAAAGTGAATATATTCGTGGAATAGGTGAAATGGAATTCATATCGTATAGATTCCGGTAGAATGAACTGATTTGTCTCCTTTATTTCTTTGACGCCGGTTTCGATCTTCTCAACAATCGTCATTATGTCGTCAATATCTGCTGCGAAAAACATAAATTTACCGGAATTGAATTCGCATATGGACTCCAATTTATCGAATTTGTAGGCAGATGTCTTATGTGCTTGTGCTTTTGCGTCGAGTTTCAAGTACGATATGAGTGCCAAGAGGAATGCATTGAATCCATTTAATGACGCAATGACGATTGCACCGTAACTGTATTTTTCAGATAGAAAACTAAATATACTTCCCACACAAGAGATAAAAATCGCAGGAAGCATAAGAAAATTCAATTGCTGTTCGCAATACGTCTTTGCTTCTGTATAAAGGAGTTTCTGTCCTTTAATATAGACAGCAAGTATATCGAGTACATTTGAAGATGAGTGTACATTACTAGGGTCTATATACCCTTTTCCTAATGTGGTCTCTATGTCTACGTAAGTGATATTCGTCGGCAGTTGAGGTTGAATATATTGATATTGATGTGACATATCGCAACATTCAATAAGAGAGGATGAGTGATAAAATGCGGTTTGGATTGCAGGAATACAGTATTTTTTCGAAAGGCAATTACCCTCCTCGAATGTATTAAGAGATGATGTGTCCTCGTACTCTTGTGGCATATTCTATATATTCTATCTGTGATTCTACCTAGGGATTGCTCAACGATTCGGTTTCTATATGGACAACTGGAGGACTCTGCCACTCACTATATGGAATCGATTTGGTAGTCGGTTTTTCGAGTGCTAGCAACATATCTAATGCTTTCATACGATTATCAAGAGGACGACATCCTCCTCTCGGCAATCTGCGTGATATTTGTTTCCACCGCCACTCGAATTGTAAGGCAGACTGCCATGTAGGAAATCCACTGACATAGCAGTGTCTTCGCCAAGTTTCACCTCTCGCAACTCTCGAACTCGTTGCTACTGCGCCGCCTTTGATTTCTTTATTGTGTTGTCGCAAACGATGGTCTAGGTCGACAGTTGCTCCAATATAAGTTGCGCCGGATGTACTGACGAGAAGATACACGAACTGCACAGACATTGTAATATTGTACATATACATTTCATTATGCATATGTGCTACGCTTTTTGTGGGACAATTCGTGTCATTATGCCTACAAAACGCCTTTTCTCCGGCATTCATTATCCAATTCCTACGTTCGTACCTCTCTTCAGAATTGTCCCAGAACAATCGGAATTGTGATTGCAATCTTTGCTATAAATATATGTAGGAAGGAAGGTATATTGCAAAAGATATAGAATGAGTAGTTCGGGTAAATGCGAAAAACGAGAGGAGGGGGAAGAAACGGTCAATCTGTATGCGAATATTCTAAAAGAGATCCGTGATATGAATGTGTTGAGTTCTTACCAAATACATTATCTGCGGTGTCTTCCGAGTGATAAGCTGATACGTATTATTGAGGTTTATAACAAAATAGTAAGTAATGTAAATGAGATACTATGAAGATGTCCAGAAGCGATAAATATTATTTCCTTGTAAAATACAACATAAACAATAACATTTGGAATAAATCATAATTTAAACGCACTTATAAACAATGAACGAATCGAATAATGTGCTTACTATAAAAACGGTGCAAATCCAACCGATACGTAATGTAATTGCTGCTTTGAAGGAGACCCTTACGGATGCGACGATTACGTTTACGAAGCACGGACTCAAGATTATTAATTTCGACAATTCGCATACGATATTGGTGAATGTGGAATTGAATGCAAAGAATTTCGAATTTTACCATTGCGAACCCGACAAAATCATTGTGTGTGTGAATACACAGCAGTTATCGAAGGTGATATCTTCCATGTCGAATGATGATACGTTGACGATTTACATAGACCGCGTTAGTTACAATGGCGGTATTGTGACGGACCTTGGATTCCAATATGTGAACGGCAATATTAAACAGAGTTATGACCATAAATTGCGTTTGATGAATACGGATGTAGACGAGTTCGGGTTTCCAGAAAAGATCGACTATCCTACGATTATTCGTATGCCTACCACGGATTTCCAGAAGATAGTTCGAGACATGAATGCGATATCTGGTCGTATGGAGATTAAATCGGTGGGCAGTGAATTAGTGTTTTCCTGCGAAGGTGCTTTTGCTAAATGTCGCGTGAGTCGGTCAGAATCGGATAATAATTTGGATTTCACGAAGATGGCGGCAGCGTCGGTAGTTATTCAAGGCGAATTTTCGCTAAAGTCATTGAGTCACGTGACAAAATGCACACCGCTTTGTACTCATTTGGAGTTGCAATTGGATAATCGATTGCCTTTGATGGTGAAGTATGATGTTGCGTCTTTGGGGCATATCCAATTGTGTTTGGCACAATTACCGCCGGTTTAATTTTTAGGACAATTACGATGTTATAACGTAGTAATTGTATTATTCGCCGGAGAATAGAATGTTTCGTAGGTGTAGGTATAATTCAATGAATTCTTATAAAAAATTGATTGAAACTTTTTAACATATTTAAACAAAACATAGCGAAATATACGAAATGACTAGTACTGAAAAAGACTCATCGATTGAAATACATAACGTAGAAGGGATGCAGTATTTATCTACGATTGAAAATGGGTCAATCGATTTGATACTTACCGATGCGCCTTATATTATTTCGAAGGAAACGGGTATGAATGCACACTACAATGCCGTGAAACATAATGAGGCAAATGACATCGAGTTTGTAAAGACCGAAGAGGAATGGAATTCTTACAAAGAAAAGAACGGAATACTAGACGATTCGAATAAGGACAACTACATTCGATATGGTACTATTTATGGTAAGAAATATTGCGTTAAAACAGACTACGGAGAATGGGATAGCGAGTTTAAAATGGAACATCTGGAGGCATTTATACGTGAGTATTATAAGAAATTGAGAAATGGTGGCACAATAATCATATTCTTTGATATATGGAAGATATCATATTTGAAGGAAATGATGGAACGACATAAGTTCAAGCAGATACGATTCATTGAGTGGATTAAAACGAATCCACAACCATTAAATTCGAGTGTGAACTACTTGACAAATTGCCGCGAAATAGCACTATTAGGCGTGAAAGGAACGAAACCGACGTTCAATAGCAAATACGATAATGGTATATATATGTATCCTCTCCAAGGCGGAAAATATCGTTTCCATCCGACACAGAAAAGCATACCATTATTTGAGGAATTAATAAAAAAACATTCAAATGAAAACGATACAGTATTAGATACATTTCTAGGAGGAGGTACAACTGCATTTGCTTGCCGAAATACAGGACGAAAATTCAAAGGATGCGAAATTTCAGCGGAATATTATGGTAAGGTTATGGAGCGTCTTTAGTATTTCTTCGTTTGGGACAATTCTGGAGAGACGAACGAGCGTAGGAATTTCCCCAAAATGAGTTTTGTAGGAATATGTAGTTTTGGGACAATTCAGGAGGTTTGTAGGAATAATCGTTTATGCATCATTTACCGATTTGTCCCAATTTTGACTTTCGTTTTATTTCACCCACCACTGGTATAACATACACTGAATAATAATATATTTTTCTATCGAATTCCACTGGGTCGAACCAGTACGTACCTTCTTTGCAATGTATATCTGATTTGTCAAATGCCTTCTTTTCCCACGGAAATTCAAACGGATAAACGCGATACCTCTCGATATTTTTTGCGGAATAAATAATTCCAGTTTGTAATTCCGTTTTACAAACTTGTCTTTTCTGTAGATTGCAATGGTTGCAGAGTGGTTGAAAATCGGTTACTAATTGCGTATACTTGTCCAACACACGCGAGTCATTGTACAAGTCATTCTTGTGGTCACAAATTGTACTTTGCGTTCCACAAACAACACAACTGCGATTTGTAATTTCGCGGTGTATCTGTTTTTGAATCGGTCTCGATTGCGTGTTTGTTCTAAGTGAATGCACGAATATTCCAATAATTCCAGAAACTCTTTTTTTATTTTGTAAGAATTCTGCTAGTAAATCCTCTGGTATTTTATCTTCGTCGTTTTCGCTATATAAACAAACTTTTCCATTTGCATATACAGACGTATAGTTGACGGACTTATTTGCGAATCTATCTCCTATACCATTTCCTCCCCAATACAAGTCCTTAAATTCGTCAGTCTTGAGTTTATCGACGGATGCAATACGCGTAAAGTTATCTGTCACTTTTTTTACTAATTCAACTATTCGGTTATTTGCCATTTTGTATAATTGATATGTATTATTTTTGTTCATATCTTATTGTTAATAAAAAGTATTCAATTTTTTCAATTATACTTAATCCAGACGAAAGTGGAGTAGGTGTGCCTTTTACTTTGCTTTCGGTTGCTTCGCTTAGGGTATAAGTGACTTAAAGGGAACACAACCCATAAATAATTTCCAATAAAAATTATTTATGCAATATTTTTTTGTTTATAGAATATTCAAAATTCGGGTTTGTGCGCCTTAAATGCGACGCCGTGTTTGGTTAAATTCGGTATATCAATAATTACACTACCATCTTGCATCGACATATCTGTCATCCATATCTTAATAATGCAGAAACTTTTCTTTGGACTTACCGTGATTCCGTTAATGAGATGACTATATTTTGGGTTGGAACTGAGTGTTTCACCGCATAAGGCGTAGAACATTGTCTTCCATACCTCAGGAACGAATTTATTTGCGACTTTGTATGAGAAGAACCCGCCGTTTCTGTTTTTTGCGTCTTCCCACATAGGAGCAATGCCCGTACGCATTACAAATAACATACAATACTTCATTACGTTTACTGTTAATGCTTCTCCAATCGCGACCAACTTCTCCACATTGTCAATATCCTCCAATATCAAACAATAACTCTCCAAATCCCATTTTTTGTTCTGTGGTAAATGGTAATACAAATCCCATTTATCACGCAAATTGTGGGTTCCAGGCAAATCCGGGTTCGGTTCCACACCTATCGATTTTTCAGATTTATGCGCGATATTGGAATTTACTTTTACTGCGTCCATTTTATTTATTTTTGCGCAAAACCCTATATTATAATTAATAATTATCCTTTATACGATTTATAAAATGATATAAATAAATGAATATGTTGTTCAATTTTTGACGTTTTCTATTATTTTGTATCCTGATTCCGTGATTCTGATATACTGGTCGCCGGATATTGAAAACACGTTAAATTCCGAGTCCATTATACGTACTGAATAAGTAAACTCATCAAACTCCCATCTAGAATAGTTCGGTAGATTGTGTTCTAAATAACGCAATATATATGTTTTTGAAAGAATATCATTGCCGATAATGTAATGCGATTTTGGTATCTCTATTGGAATGCCGGGTCCATCGCCACATCGGAATTCCACTTCAACGAATTCTAAATCGGATAATTTCAATTCCAGCAAATCGTCTGCCGCTTTGGGACAATTTGCAGGAGAAACGACCGATTGTTTCGTAGGTAGAATCATATTTTCCATAATGCGTATTCTAACTGCAGTAGGACAAACACGCGCCATAACCAAAGTATCTGAGATACTTCCACAGCACATAGTAATGTCGAATGCTTCTTGATACTTGGATTTATATATATCCCATATAGATCCGGCGGGGTCGTTTTTGGTCTTTGAGAAGTCGGACACCCTTGTCGGCCAATCGTTCAATACTTTTTTGTCGAACCGAAAGTATTCTTCGTCGATTTCCGCATTCGATAATGACGCTTTGGGAACATATTTGCAGATACATATCCATGCAGGGTCAGACGGTTCGATTCTGGAATGCGTCAACCAATGAAACACCGCATACATCGCTTGAATACACATATCAATACATTCGCATATTATGTTGAAAAACGAATACTTATTGCGCATATGTGCTATATTTACCTTGGTCTTTACGTAAAATCGATTGTAGCACAAAAATGCGGATAACAGTATATTATGGGATTTTAAATTCAAGTCCATTTTTATCGGTTTTATACTATTTGCTTAACCGGTTTATATTATTTTTGCTATAATTAGAATGGGGACAATTCCGGACGTAAATAAATAAAACAAAACAACATAAATCTGGTATTGCAATAATTATTAACTAGACCCGGATTTACAAAATGCCGAAAATTATAATTATTGATAAGACAGGAACATTGAAAGTATTAAACGTGAAGGATTTCTCAGAGGATACGCTTTATAAGAAGGCGGGTCTTAAATCGAAAGAAGGATTTTGTCTGCAGCATACTTGGGGTCCGGACGACTGCATTGACCATTCCATTCGACTATATGCAAAGAAAACCGGACGTGCTGGACAAGAAAACAAGTATGATTTCCCTCCTCCGGTTGATAATACTCTTTTTTTCGGTCCGTGTGTTTTGGTAGGGTGTGATGTTGATACCGGAGAAGTCGTCGATTTGGAAGAAGATGATTGGGAGGAAATCTACGAATATTTATTTGGCGGGTTTGAAGATATAGGTGAATCGGACGACGATGATGATGACGAAGACGTAGACACAGAAGATGAGTTAGAGGCAATCAAGAATAAAACCGGGGTCGTAGTAAAACAGACAAAACAGGGGTATGCCAAAGACGGATTCATTGTCGACGACGACGAAGAGAATGACGCAGAAGACGAATTTGAAACCGATAGTGACGAAGAAACACCTCCTCCTAAGAAACGAACCGCGAGAACCGAAAAGTGTAAAACAGAGGTACAACCAGAAGAAGATATACAAGTTGAAGATTGTGAGAGCGAATTAAGCGAAGAATCCTATGTATAGACGGTAAAAAATTGAACCACTTAAAGATATTATAATAACATATTATATCTTTTGCTTCTTTATTGAATAAAATGTCGATACAACTAACAAACCCCGAGCAATTCCGAAAGAATATTCGCGACAAAATAACTGAAATATTGGATAAATCAGGTATATTACCCCAGATGGTGAAAAACCACGGGTTAAACCGAGAGAATGTTGCAATCAATTTGGAGAGAGGAGTTTTCAATTATACAATTCGCGAGTCGAATTTCCGTAAACTGGTAAAGAAATGGGAAAACCCGGCGTTTACGCAGATTTACATAGACCGTCTCCGAATGGTATATAGCAATATACATTCACCTACTATCACAAACGGATTGTGTTCTGGTGATATACTTCCACAGTCTGTTGCATTCATGACGCACCAAGAAATACAAGCGGATAAATGGAATCCACTTATTGAGAAGAAGACAAAACGCGATGCGTCCAAATGCGATAAAAAAATCGGCGCTTCGACTGCAATGTTTACTTGTTCACGTTGTCAGTCGAAAAACTGCACATATTATGAAATGCAGACACGAAGTGCGGATGAACCGGCGACGATCTTTATCACCTGTTTGAACTGCGACAAACACTGGCGTAACTAATGAGGTATGTATGTGTCTATATAAAATGTATTTTTTATGTAGAAATATTCTACCTACGAAACACCATACGGTCGTTTCTCCGGCACTTCGTATTCATCATCCAATTCCTACGCTACATCCTCTCTCCGTAATTGTCACAGAATACCGTATTGGATTATCGCCAAACGCGTTTTTCCAAGAATTGCCGGAACTCCGCCTCTTGCTCCCGTCCTCTCTCCGTATCGCAAATAAATCGAATTTCTATTGACATTCGAGTTATATCTGCATTCTCATTCGAAGAGCAACCGTGTATTAAATACGGCGAAAATAGGATAAACTCGTCGGTCGCTGGGTCGGGGCGAGTCATATCCAAAGGTGTCCGACTCTGTAAAATAGCATCAACCGAATATTTTTTGCCACTTCTCGGGAAATATGCCCCGCCTCTCGTTACCACTATGTCTCGTTCATTCCATAAATGACTACCTGTCTGCATAGCAAGAGTTGATTTCGAATTTGAACCGACTATCGGCACATAAATGTTCACTATATTGCGATAAAAATCTAAGTAAATATCTCTATGGCACGGATTATAATCGTTCTTGCTATGAGAAGATGGGCGACATATTCGTATCCATATATCGTCGTTGAATATTTTCACCGGTATATTCAGTATATCGGAAACTCGCTTCTCGAAGTATACTGCAAATTCGTTCAATTCAGGCGATTCCGTCTTCTTATATGGCATTGCATTGATGATTTTAGTATGCTCTTCGTCTGTAACATGCAAATGATATTCTCCTGCGTCGATTGGGACAATTCCGCGAGAGGTGATTTCCTCGATTTTCGATTCAATTAACCCCTTTAAGAATGCATTGTAATCACGCTCAATCTTAAATACGCGATGTCCATCTGCATTAAAATCTGTATTTTCTAACAAATTCCGATCTTCCGACAATATGACTCGGTCTTCACCCCACACACTATCCGAATAGATAAATGCGTCTAAGTAGTAAATGTATCCACGCAATTTGATTTCTTTGCGTATCCTCTCAATATAATTACCGTTTGTAAATCCTAAAAACTGTATAGGAAATGAATCCGCTGGTTGTTCATCGGTGAAAGATACGGAATCCAAAAACTCGATTACGTTGTTTGGGACAATTCCGGAGAGAGGATGTAACGAAGTCAGGAGCGTAGGAATTGGATGATGAATGCGAAGTGCAGGAGAAACGCCTACTGCGTTTTGTAGGCATAATGGGATACCACCTCTCAATATAGCATTCTGCTTTTCTAGACGGTTTGTCATGCAATAATGGATTACATCTGCTTTGTTCGTGCCTATTAGAAATTCGGTATCAGATATAATCAAATGGTAAGTGTTGACAGTGCCCTCTTCATAACAAGAGGAGGAGAATGGTAATTCTTCGATGATTTTCCAATCGGGCACAATACGATTGACAATACGCTCTTGTTCTTCTCGATTTTCTTTTGCAAGAACTACCGTGCCAGTATCAAATAAATGTTTATGATAATCTAACCAAACTGGTAATAGTTTGGAACTATTACGGAGTCTCGTGGGTAGATTATCGGGGTCTTTTATGTATAAAACGGCGTTCAATTGAATCAATGACATTTGCATTTATACAAGACGTATATTTATGTCTTTTTCGGTCAGTTCTCATATTGGGACAATTTCGGAGAGAGGATGTTCATAACGGATTCTACCTACGAAACACCCTACGGTCGTTTCTCTTACTCGTGCCTTAGAGAATCATCCAATTCCTACGTTCGTCCCTCTCTACGGAATTGTCCCAGTGCAGGAACGTATGCATAATGGGGCAATAAAAATATAGATTCGAACATTCTACCTACCTTTTAATCGCACTTTTTGGCACTTTTATTGTTTTGCCTACCCGCACTGTTTTTGGTACTAACTGGATCGCCGGTCCTTCTTCTAATGGAAGTTCGGTCACTTCAACCGGGTTTATCGCTTCTACTACATTTGCAGCAGGCGGTTCATTTTCGAGAATCGGGTCATACACACGTATCGTTATTTTCGTGTCTCCGATAGGACGAATAAAATGTTGCTGTTCGGGTTTCTTTGCTTCTTCCTGCAAAGGCGTCTTCTTCTTCGCTTCTTCTTCTCGTTCTTTTTCCGCAATTTGTGCGCGTTTATTGAACGTCTGTGCTATTTTGTTTACATGTCGTGTTTCTTCGACTTCCTCGCCTTCTTCTATCGACCCAGGTGAACCATAGACTACGGGTGCAACCATCGCCGCAGCATCCGAACATTTCGACGCTTCTGACATTGGCATCTTCTCTTCAATCACCTTTGTGATTTTCTCCGCAGCAACGTTACGGACTTTTCGAAAAATGAAATAGCGATTTAAGAAAGATATGAACTTCTCGTCTTCTGTCATTTCTTGTGCGGAACCGTACCGACTCGACGGTTCGCGATTCATCGCTTCCATCATATCATAGTACAATCCTTCAAACATTCCTGTGCCGCCATTTGGAAATCCAAATTGCGTCGCCTCTTCTCGATTCATCAATACAAATCCGTAGTTTTCCATTACACGATGGAAGAAATCAAAGTTGACTAAATACTCAACGATATGCTGTCCAATACTTTCTTGGAAAACACTAATAGAGTAACCCAGTGATAATTCGTCGTCTGGAAATGCAGTATAATCGTACATTTTTGTTATCTGGAAAATGCGTTTACCATATCTCGTTATACTGAAAGAATCACCGCAAGATTTATTACGCAGCATATTGAATATGGTTTTTCCGTCCCAACAAGTTCCGACGAAAATACCTCCGACGCGTGTGCATTCTGCCAGGTTCCTCACAAAGTTATGCATTGTGCGAACGTTCTCAAAGAAATAGTGTAGAGCAAATTGGCAGGAACTAATATGAAATCCTTCTTTCGCTGCTCCATAGGCGTTGTATACATTCGCACCTAATTCTTCTCGGTTTTTAGGTCCTTCTCCGAAAACCGCGCGTGCAATCATCTTCTCTTTATGTCCATCGAACGCATCGCCCGACCGAATATTTTTTGCGGCATTGCCATTCAGGAAAAGCGCGTCGAACATATTGTATTTTGTGGACTCGGATAAGTATCTCGCACACGCTCCATCGACACGGTTCATAATATTATCTCTGCTAACATCGATACCTAACACAAACCCGAGTTTAGCGGAACGCCATTTTGACAAATCACCCGCTTTACCGACACCATAATCAATCAGCGTATCTTTGCGGTTTGCTACTCCACTGACGAGACGCATTTTCACGTACAGATTATGGAAATCGCGTAATCCTTTCGTGGTGGATTCAGTGGATTTGCGGTTGTAATAAACGTCTTCTCCTATAGATTCTAATTTCGGTATATTGTCGCCAGTACTCAGCATTGATTCTGTGATTGGGTTATGGATAGAATACCAATTATTATTTGCGGTATTGAAGTCGTTGCCGAAACTCTGTTTCTTCTTGCGGAACCCACCGCCACCGGAAAGTGCACTTGCTTGTGCGGTTTTATCATAACGAACACGCAGAGGAATCCATCTCCACGCACCTTTTCTCGAAGCGTCATATCGAAACTCGACGACCATATTTTCTTCGAAGTAATCTCCCTCTTCCGTTTTCATATAAAACGCACCGCCATTATTCAATAGGGGAACATTGCACAGACACGCTTTCGCGTCGGCGGGGTTTGTGGGCATAAAAGGGCGCGCTCCATATGTCGATTCTGGGCGAACATCGGCGTCTTCATCTATCGCCTGATTTTTCCGTGCGAAATCGCCGTCTATCAATTGTTGGAATGGATTGATATAACCGTGCATCTTCTCGTCAAAACCGCAATGTAAAACGAGTGTTTTATACTGATTCACTACGAAATTCGAATCCATATGTACACCATCTTCAAATTCGGTGCCGACGAAATCTCTGCCTTTATCGT